CCCGCTGGGGGGAAAAGGAACTCCTAGATCCAGTGGACTAAGGAGAACCAATCCCGGGCGTAAGCCCGGGAATTGAGCGCAACACCGCCTTCACCACGACCGACTACAAGGTCGTAGGTGGTTGATTCGGTGCTGCTACCGTCCCTCCCCGCGTACATAGCGTAAGCATAATGCTGATGCCATGCACTAGCCCTCTGAACAGAGGGGCGGGAACGTAACTCAGCAAAAAGCCAACCTACCATATAATCCGTATTAAAACGGACATACGGGGAGGAAAGGGCCTCGTCGTGCGAAACGGCGAGTCCCCCATCTCCGCTCTCTATATCATCCCAAGGAATTCCTTCCTTTAGGAAGAAGGGGATCCGAAGATCCCTAAGAGAGTTTGGAATCCGCTGAATAATGTGTACCCAAACAGGCCTAAGCTTACTGTCGCAACCAAAACCAAGGTTACGACGATAAGCGACGCGCCGGATACCATTAGCCAAGCGAAAAAGGCTTCGCGCATTGTTACATAACTCCTTTTGGAAGTAGGGACGAACGTTCACACCGTTGAAGAAATCGGCACCACAACTTTCACGGAAGACCCCAGAAGAGAAACTCTTCTTGAGATTAACCGTAAAGCCAAGGAAGTCGAGGACTTCTTCCAACAACTCCACAAGAGATGTCGGAACGGTGATGTCATCACCATAGGCGCGGATAAGATGCCGGTCGGAGCTTAATCCGATGGCATCCGCACATCCGAGAGCGAGAGCATAAAAGATCATACTCTCAAGCTCGAATGTGAATCCGTTACCCATAGACGAAAACTTCTCATAACGAAAGGAGATTTCTCCACTTTCGCCCTGATAGGTTCCCATCTTCGAACGAACCCAATCCATGGCATTATACCATGAATCGGGAAGAAGTTCGCGGACGACTTCTCTAGCGACAGTATCACTGGCACTAGAGAGATCGATGGTGGCGACAGATCCATCGAGGCTTCCTCTCAGAGCAAGTACCTGGTTGGGCACCTGGTCATCGAGGTCTAGACCGATATGTTTCAATCGACCCCTGATAAGAGCACCAAGCCCGAGTTGGGCGAAAATGTTCAAACCAGGCTCGATCGCTATTGAGCGATCGATTAGAGCCGTCTTTGGAACGAACGTAACTCGGTTGCCAGGCAAAATCGTTATCGCTTGCGCGACGTCATTTTGGACAAAGTGATCCAAAGGATCAACAATGCCCGCAACGACCGATCTTGCCCACACAGGGTGGTCTCGCACCAATGCCTGTGCGCCGTCATGGAAGTCTCTTGTGGAGGACATTCCTGACAGCTTGTGGTAAGGACTAGACCGTGTGCCTTTGTTAAAGGCATCCGCGCCAGGTCCGAAACGGCACCGTAGGGCCCAAGAACGAGCATCGAGTTTACCAAGCCAAGCAGAGATTTTACGTGTTGCCGCCACAATGACGGCATCCACGCGTGGTGGAAATCCACGGACTCTGCAGGACCTGATTCTCGCGTTCGTCTTGCGACACTGCTCCTCAGCTTCAATGAATTTCTTCAAAGCGGCTGAGTTGCGATCGACACCAGGAATATTAAAGTCCTGCATTTTACGCAAGAAACTAATAGCCTGATAATCATCGCGAGCAGTTTGCCACTGCGATTCAAGGTATCTCTCGGGCTGAAACTCGACCCTTAAGATATCTTCAACCTGACCCGCCTCTAGTAAAAGAGAAAGGCCAAGCGACAGCGGCGTGTCGATCTGTTTCCACATCAGTCGGGCAACCTGAAGCATATCCTCTTGCGAGGATATACCCTTAAGAACGCCTCTTGCGAGGAGTTCGAGGTTGCGGCGTCGATTTCGCATCGAGCGTCGCATGTTCAGCGTCCTTTCTAGTCCTGGCTTCGCGCCAGAGATTGTAAAGGTGTATGAGCCCCAAGGTCAAAGCAACTTTCCAGTTGCTTGGACCGAGCTTAGCTGGGCGCATACTTTACCACACCCCTTCGAGGTCCTTCACTGCAGAACCAACGACTGCATTCGCCATGAAATTCTTCACGGCGGTATACAATTCGCGACGTTCTGCAAGAGTGGCCATCGCTGGGATGAGGAACTCACCGCTGAACCGACTGGTGTAGTCAACCAGACCCGTCGTACCATTTACAGACGGGCGCGCAGCCTTAAGCCGCACGCGGTAGACTCCCTTTTGCAGATCCTTCGGAGCCTCAATAGCCATAGAGACAGGGCGGAAACCGCCCGGAGTCCCTTGAGCAATGTCGCTCCAAACGCCAACGCCGTCCTTTTCGGACTGAACATAGTAAGTAATGTTCGCGGCGGCGTAATCCGCAATAGTGAGATTGGCAATAGCTGCCATTAGGGTTTACTCCTGTTTGCAGTTAGGTAGGTTTATCGTCCAATCAAAGGGAGCCAGTTCCCAATCAACGGTCGGGAGATTAAAACCTTCCGATTCGAAGAGAGGGAGCTGGACAGGGCCTGAATGTGTAAACATTTCGTGAAGATCAACAGTTCCGAAAGGCAGGTCCATGAAGGAAACTTCATATAGACCCAGCTCTCGGAGCCGAGCCTCCACGCAATTTACACACATAAAGGCCCCCCGAAGAGAAGACAGGATTGGTCAGGAAAGAAAATACCAAACAAGATCCATAAGATCATGATAAGGTATTTTAGCAGGTTAGGGTCTGTACTTACCAGGTACACGGTCCCCCCTGCATATCTGCCTCCACAACGCTGCGGCATCGGTCAAACGTTTTGCATTTAGACCGTCCCACAGCGGAGTTCGGAGAGAGATGGTTCCTGCCCAGTGATCTCGAGTGTAGCGACGGAACGTGAAGTTCGCTGCCGGCATAGTGCCGCCAACAAGCTGCCCACCGTACCCGATTGCACTGATCACAGACCTGCCGTAGCAGATTTGCGTCAGGCTCGTGTAACCTGCGAGCACCGTCACGGACTCAAGCGAAGAGAGATTCTCCAAATAACTCCCAATGTCTAAGAACCAATCAAAGACAAAGGAGAATGGAGTAAGCTCCCAAGCCGTTAGCAGAGGATCATAACGCCCCAAACCAACGGATTCAAGACCAGACGCTCTTGAAGTAAATTCAAGAAGCAGCCCGGCCTTGGCTTCACCAACCTTGATGCCTTTGAGCCTGGAATCTCCACCAACAACGGAGGTGCCCTGCCCAACGACAGTGACGTCGACCGATCCAGTGGTCAGTGCTTTCGCACTTACACTGAATCTTGGTCCACGCTCAGGGTCGATCAGGCCTTTATTAGCAAGCTTATAAAGGCCTGCAGCATCACTCAACAAAGGTTGCCAGCCATACCGGTAAGCTAACCAGTGCTTGGCTGAATCACCTGTTGGCTTTGTGATGCCTAGATCTTTAGCCGCTTGTTGGAAGCGACCACGCCGAAAAGAGCGGTAAGCTTTTCCCAGCGTTCGGACGGTATCCGCGAGCATTTTGACGGTCTGACGACCCTCTCCAAGCATTACGGGTACATTGACTTTCATGTCTCTAGCCTTCGCTAAAGCTTTCGCTTTAGCGTCGTCCTTTAACATGTTGTATGTGGACTCGCTAAACCCATAAGGTTCAGAAGACCACACATTTCGTGGGACATAGGCATCGTCTTGACTTTTCATTACAATCTTGCCGGTGCCGTTGTACCACTCGAAAGTCATCAGGGCACCTTCCTCCGCTTGGACATACTCGAATGAATCCGAGTATGCCGTCGTAGGCAGGTAGCCCTGATTCGCCCTTAACACTTTCCAATTGGGGGTGATGTTCCACGCACGATTTCTCCAATCGACGTGGAAACGTCTCCCAACGCCTGTCCCGCTGCCGTTAAATATCCACGCGCCTCCAGATTTGTAGTAGGAATCCCAGGACAAATCCCGGTACCCACTAGATCTGTCGACGAGTTTATACTTATCGGCCATACGAGTTTGGCTCCAAAAGGAAAAGGTACATCTAATTCCTACCGCGATCTTACAGGTAGGACGCCCTTATAAGGTTTATGATTCCTTATAATGGGTGTAGTAACCCAGCTTTCCGCCTAAGGAAAGCCGGGGCCGCTACACCAGCGGCATAACCTTCCGGGTAGTCGCCTTCTCTCAACGTTAGTCAAGATTGGCGTAGCCGAGCCTCTAACAGCGAGACAAGGATGGGCCCC